TCCTTTCTTACCACCAACCATTCCCCAAAAAGCACTTTGTTTGTTAGTTGTGTGACCAAATCCAAATGCGTTATAAACTCTTTCTTTTCTGATTGTATCTCTTTTTCCACTTTCGTATACATGAATTACACTTCTTTGTCTCCATCCAAAATCATCATACCAAATGTAAGGCATTGGTTGATACCATCCCCAATTATTCCATTGCCATCCCCAATTATTACCACCCCATCCCCAATTGTTTGGTCGTGCAATTATATTATAGTTTGGTCTAGATGTTTCTGGTGGATTGTTTCTCCAACTACTCACATTATTTTGTTGTGGTATAGATGGTTGAACTCTTGTTTGGGTTGATTGTGATTGTTGAGATGTGTTTGTTCTCCAACTGCTAACTTGTGCATTTAACATAATTGCACATATTAGAACTAACAATATTGTTAATCCACTAATCAATAATAATTTTTTCATTACTTTATTTTTTGTAAGATGGCTAAATTCTTCTTCATTTGTTCTGATTTTTTAACCCCAGAACGTCTGCTTCTCATTGCTCTTTTTTTCTTTGGTGCCGCTGCCATTTGTATAAATTTTATTTTGTGTAAATACCTTTTTTAATCATTCTACCCAATATTCTTGCACAAGCTATATCCAATGCTTTTTTAGTTGCTATTGAAATTGTTGATTGATTAAACTTTACTTCATCAACCGTTGCATCTGAAAGGAACGTTAATTCTCTTTTAGTTGTTGCTTCACCTAATCCACTTGCTGCAAATATTTCACCGGTCTCTGCATCAGTAAATCTAACTTGTAAACCGATACGAGTAACCATCATATTTTTAACACCATTACTTAAATTTACTGTCTCATCTTCTGATACTGAATAATCATAACATTCAATCTCTACAAAATAATGTGCTAATCGGATTTTACCCCTACCATCGAGCTTATCTTGCGATATACCGCTCTGCGATGCTTGAAACTGCTTAACCATGCGATTTTTAATTTCAGTTTTATCTTCTGTAAATGTAAATCTATTAAGATTACTAAGATACTCCAATGTAATATTAGCCACACCGAGACCGACACGTTTTTCTTTAAGTTCCGGATATTGTTCGTACATTTCTTCACTTATACCACATTTTAAAATTTGAATTGGAATGGTAGGCCCGTCATAATCCATATATTGGCTTATGTCCACTTTTGTTTCAAAACTTGCTTTGTATTGTTCTGTTTTAGTTGAACCTATATTCTGACTACTTGCAACAAGACTTACTAAACAAAAACTTAATAAAACGAATAAACTTTTCATACATTCTTACTTTTTATATAAATATAGATTTTCATCGTTATCAATACAAATTGCACTCATATTCTCCACCCAATCTCCACTATTAACATATCTTTTGCCATTTATCATTCTATCTTCGGGTTGATGTATATGCCCACACATTACACCATCACATCCTTTTTTGGTTGCCATAGATAATGCCGTAACTTCAAAATCGTTTATGTAGTTTGTTGCTACTTTTACACCCGCCTTTATTTTTTGTGATATAGACTGATATGGTAACTTTCTTAATTTACGATAATGATTATACCACCTATTAAGTGTAAGTGCAAAATCATATCCTATTGCCCCTATTTTGGACAACCACTTATACTTTGTAATAAAGACATCAATCACATCTCCGTGAAATATATAATACTTTTTATCACTCAATTCCAAAACATAATCTTCTCTAATTTCAATACCTCCAAAATGATTACCAATAAACTCTTGTATAAATTCATCGTGATTACCTCTTATCCAAACTAATTGAGTTTTATTAGATAACTTTAATAACTTACTGATTACTTTTGTATGTTGCTTTTTCCATTTTGCACCTCTATTCAATGCCCACCCATCTATGATATCTCCATTTAGGATTAGGAGGTCAGTTGGATGTTCGTCTATAAATTGTATAAACTCTTCAGCCTTACTATCCTTTGTTCCTAAATGTAAGTCGGATACTATGATTGCTTTGTATTTCATTTCCAATAATTGTGATGTTTTTTGAAAAATTCTGTATTGTTTCGGTTGATGTAGCATTTAATACTTAATAAAAACATATAAAAAAATCCTTTGTTCTTAAATCTTCTTGCAGATGTCCATACTCCCTTTGTTTTGTGTATTTTCATTACTTCTGCTTTTTGAGAAACCCAATAATCTTCTGCAAATAAATGAGTTTCATCGTATCCACCTGTTTTCCAATATGCTTCCGTTTTCCACAATTGAAATCCACCAATAGCAAAAGGTGTACCTAATAGATTGCTCATTCTTTGTTGAATATCAAATAAACGGAATATCCAATTAAATCCTTTTTCAGTTTGAAATGGAACAGTTACTAAATCAGTATCATATGCCAAACATTCTCCTAATACAAATTTGTTTAATAACATTATATCTGCATCCAAAAATAATATGTAAGGAGTGGTTACTAATTTACTACCTTCTAATCTTGCCTTTGCAGGAAACCCACCTTTAATTAGTTCAATATTTAGTGAATATCGGTAGTCATTCTTCGTATATTGTAAAAAATTTAAACTGATATCCTCATCGGAAGTATCTGCAATAATAATTCTAGTTCCTGCGAACCCCACTTGCTTTGCAATAAATGCAATACACTCATATATGTTGTCTCTTTCATTTTTACAAGGTATTACTATGGTTAATTGGTTATTCATATCTATAAATAAAAAACCCCCACCTAAAGTGAGGGTTTATAATGTTAATTAATTATTAACCTAATTCTTCTTCTTTCTTTGGTTCTGCTTTTTTACTAGTAAATTTATCCAAAGTATCTGCACCCATACCGATAGCAGTAATTACCATTACGGCATTTACTAATTCAGCGGCTGGTTTGAAATGGTCTTCGGAAAATGAATTAGCCAACATTGTACCACATAAGAATAACGCACCTATAAATGCGATTACTGGTTTTACGGAAATTGCTCCTCTTTCATCTTTGAAAATGTCAATTGCCCACTCTTTAAATGTCATAATTACTCCCTTATTTTTGTTGTTATGATTATTTTTTATTTAACACCCTATTACCATTTAGGTGCTTCTTCTTTGAACTCATCACCTTCTTTCTTTTTAGGTTTTGGTGCTGCAGTTGCAGGAGTTGCACTTTTTTCTTTAATGATTACTGTTTTAGTTCCACCACCGGCTGCTTGTTGTTGAGCCGGTATGTTGATGTTGATTGATTGAGGTTGAACTTGTTTATCACTCTCTTTTGGTTTTTGCATATAAGTCATTAAGAATGCTCCACCTGCCGTTACTAATGTACCAATTGTACCAATCATAGTTTTTTTCAAACCACTCATTGTACCATCATTATGTTTTTCGTTTTTAGCCATTGCAACTTCCTCAGTTGTTTTGGTTGTTTTTGTTGCCTTTGCCATATTATATTTTATTAAATTCTGTTATTCGTAATTGATTAATATTATCCTGCGAATGCTTTAGTAAATCCTTGAGGACAAGTTCTTGTACATATCAAATCTGCAATAATAGGTGCGACTGCCGCTCCGATTGCAATACCAACGCCAGCTGGTGTTGCCCATAAGTGTGCCGACTCTAAACTTTTAGCTAAACAATTTGAAATTACATTTTTTAATATTTCGTGGTCAACACTATCACTAACACCTGGTATTTGTAAAAATGCCTCTGTTACAATTGCACTCATTGCCGTTACAACTACAACTTTAGCCGCCATATCTGCAATATAGAGAACAGGTGTTGCCATTAACGATAATGTGGTTGATGTTGCGGCTCCAGCTGGTTGAGCCGGTGTAAATGCTGCAATAACACCTGCAGAGATTGCTGCCGTTATTGCTATATTACATGCATTTTCATCCGCCCATTGATATGCCATTACAGCACCATCTTTTACTACTTCATAACCTTCTTTAACTCCAGACTCTATTTGATTTCCAATATTGATGAGTACCGGTACTACTTCTTCTTCCCATTCTCTACCAGTTACATCTTCAATTCTATGATTTATTTCAGGATGGTCGTGTATGTACCTTATTGCTTTATCGGTAAGTCCCCATGATTCACATGTTGAACAAGGGCCGTCACCACCAAATCCATACCATCTTACATTGTTATCTCCGCAATCTGAGCGATGATAAACTATTCCGTCTCCGTTTCTGTCTGCCATAATTTTTGTTTTTTATATTTTGTTAAAATCTGTTATTCCTAATTGATTACCTTTGTTATCAAATAATGCAATTCTATATGCTGATGATGGTAATGCGGTTGTATATACTTTTAATATATTATCCCCAACTTTTACTTCACTTGTTGATTTAGATACTACTCTATTTGAGATATCGAATATTTTTATTGTTACTATTTGTGTAGTTTCACTTTTAACATTCATAGATACCTGTGATGTTACAAATGGTGATTCTAATTTAATACCACTTACACTATTGATTGCTAATTCCGATGGTACTTTATTTATTGGTATTGGTACATCTATTTTTGTACATCCTACAAATACCAGGACTAACGCTATTAAAATTAATTTCTTCATTTTATTTTATTATTATTGTTGTTTTACCTATTTTAGTTTTTGTAACATCTTCCAATAACAAATATAAATATTTACTTTGTAGTCCTTTAGTGTATATTTTCTTTTTATTTATTCCAATTTGTCCATTAAATCTTTCTCTTGTCAAAACTTGGTTGGTTGTACTATCACCTACTGTTAAAGTATATACACCATTTTTAGTTAAATCAAATTGTATTTCTTGTCCGTTTTCTACACTACTTTGTGGCACACTAAACACACTTACAATAATTGGTTTTGGTTCAGGTCTAACTTCTACCTTTCTACACCCTACCAAAGTCAATACTAATATGAATAATATCTTTTTCATTAAAATTGAAAGTTTGTTCCTATCATAAATAGAATTGGGTTACTCTTTTTATATCCAACCGACTCACTTAATTTATCCCAAGTTGTATTATATCTGATATTAGTGTTTAATATAAATCTTTTAGTTATTTTCCAATCCATAGATGTACCATAATATAAGTCCAAATTGAAATCATCTAAATATGCTAAATCCGATGCCGTTCCATCTTTGAATACTTTGTAGATATCACTCATAGCAAATATTTGTGGTGAGATGTTTACTCTTTTTGTTTTCAATGTATAGGTGTACATTGCCATACCCCTATAAGTTATTTGAGATGCTGCCGGCATTGTTGGATAAATTAAACCCACAAAATTACCATCGGTGTCTACTGTATATTTTCCTTCCCACTCACCGTCGTATGTTCCCCAAAAAGATTTTGATGCAATTACACTATAACCAAATGTTCCCCATTTTTTAGTTCTAAATACATCTATGAATGATAAGGTAATATCTTTTTGGAAATTAAAGTCGGTTGAGTAAAATGATTGCAATGTAGTAGTTCTTGTATCCGTATTTCTACTAAAACCATAACCTACTCCATAATAATTCCATATAGGATTTATTGATGATGCGAATGAGTGACCCCATTTACCATTATTTGATGTTTTACTATATCCCAAATTTAAGGTAGTAGATACTTGCTTTCCAATTATACCTACTGAAAGGTTTGAAGATGAAAGTACATCTTTTGAAAAATCAATATACGACTCTAATATACCTAAATTATTCCAATCACTACTTTCTCCAAATAATTCTTTTGGTGATAGTTGTAATGTATCAGGTGGTTGTATTTGTCCGAAAGCTTTATCTGTAATTAAACAAGCAATTATAAATGTTATAAATACTATTAAATGTCTCATTAGTTTATTCTTACTTTTAATGATTTTCCATCTTTATTAACTGCGTCCGTTGAACCTATTGAAATTAAACCCAATATATTATCCAATTTTGTGTTTGACGAAAATGAAATCTTATATGTTGTCATTTTATCTAAACTTGTACTACCATCACTTACCAACGAACCCAAATTGATGTAATCACCCTTATCACTTGCATAGTTAGTAGGTGAACCCTTTGTGGTAAATTGTATTCCTTTGAACTTTAACACCGAATTATCATAGTTTAATTGGAATTGAGTACCTACTACATTTTGTCCTAATGGGTCTAATGTGATGTAAGCATAAATACTATCACCAATTATTTCCGTCATTATAGATGCGTTAATATCGGTACTAACCACATTCATAGTTTTAATACTCATTGTAGTAATACCATTTGACTTAGGTGTTGTTGAGTGAGATACATTTACATCACCTTTCCAAGCCATTGTTAAGTTTAATGTATCGGATGCTTTACCTGTGTTTATATCAAATGAATACCCACTACCCAATGGTGTTGTAAATGTTGTCCAATTAGATTTACCAATACTATCATATTTTGTTTGTGGTATAATTCTCATTGTTTTATTTAAGTTGAATGTATCCACTAATGTTTTTGCTCCTGTCAAATTTTGTAGTAATGCAAAACAATCTGCTTCATTAAAATATCCATCATCATTTATATCTGCATTCTTATACTGAATACCATATGTAAATTCATTACCACTTTGATTTCCAAATATTCCACCATTTGCCAATTCCTTAAATGCCAAATAAACATCCGACACCGTCACAATACTATTATATAAAGTTGATATTGTATTTGTAGTTGTTACGGATATTGATTGAGGTTTATATGTGGATGATTGTGAAAATGTAAATTCTGCTTGTAATCCATAAAATCCATTTCCTGCTCTTATGTTTGATGAAAATGAAGAACCTGAAAAGTTAAATTGTGTAGGAGTATAAACATAAACTTCTGTCCAACCATTAGGGTCGTATGAATTAAATGTTACCGGGCCATCCCATAAATCAAATAATTGTAAACTACTGATTGATGATGGTGTTGATAATATACCATTTACTTCTCTACTATCTATTCCAATTCTATATCTTTGGTTGGTTGCATCGTATTGATAAATTACACACCACTCTACTCCACCATTAGTTGTTGATGCTTTATAACCACCACTACTTACTTTAACACTATCTAAACTTGTTGTTATATCAACCAAACCTGCCGAACTTAATGCCGAACCTACTGCAAATGTTGTTGCAGTTAGATTGGTATTCAAATTAAAATTAGCTACTGCTTTTTTAGTTGGTGTGGTATTAATATTAGTAACTTCTTCATTCCAATAAGAATATGTGTTTGGTGCACTTGGTCTAGACCATCTTACATAAAGTGCATCACCACCACCATACTCTTGGTATCTAACCACAATTTTATATCTTGTGCCTGCAACCATATTTGTTGAACCATATTGATATGCACTCGCACCATGCCCACCATAGTAAGTTGCTATTATTGTTCCGTCTACTGATATATCGCTCGCATCATCTGAATTAATACCAAATGAATAACTACCTGTTTGTGTTGGGATAAACCAAAATTCAAATTTAATTGCATATAAATCACCTCCCCAATGCGGTGTTCCGGTTGAACCATCACACATAGTTGCAAGTGTAACTTCTCCCGTATGTGTTATAGTTGTATTTGAGTTTGCCGTATTTAACATATTGTCAAATTCGGCAGCTGTGTATGGAAATTGAAGGTATTGGTTTGTTACCCCCGTACCATTATGTGTCTTATAAGAGGTATAATTAACATAACCCACTCCTGATTGAGAGTAGGTTATGAATGATAATATTGTTAAGAGGAATGTAACTAATAATTTTTTCATTATTCAACTATTAGGTTAATCTTATTTCCTGCTCCATCAACTGCGTCAGCTAAAACTGTATAGAATAAACCTGCAGTATTTGTTATAGTTTCTTTTGGAATAAATGTTAATTTGTATGGAGTACCTGTTTTAATTCTACCAATTTTTGTCTGGTCCATAGAACCAAATGTTAATCTACCATCTCCGTTTGTTGAAAAGTTGGTCACATTTGCACCTGCGTCAAATGAAATATTGTCAAAAGTTAATTTAGTATTATCGTATTGTAAGATTACTTCTAAACCTGCTAATCCTTCTTTTGTCAATGTACCCGTTAATACCACTTTACCATTAACAATTGTGGAATTCAATCCCAATATTGCCTTTTCAATTAATTGAGTGTATGCCATTGATTGAACTGAAAATGATTTGATTGTTGCCGTACCATCTTTTATTGAATTGGAATAATTTCCAGTAGAAACTCTACTTGCAATTGTGTCAGGATGAGATGAATGAGACCAATCCAAATCGCCACCCCATGCATAAACCATATCTATTGATTGATTTGATGCCGTTACTTTTGTTTTATACGCAGGTACACCATCTAACCAACTTTGATTCAATAATCCACTAAACCATTTGAATTGGCCACCGTTTGTACTTAATGGAATCCATGCACTATCTTTTACATTAGCAATACCCATTACATATGCAAATGCGTAATATGAATCACTTTCACTAAATACACTTTTATTTTTTGTAATTTGTCCTATATTTTTTTCTAATACAGGTCTTGTAAAATATGTAGCAGTACCATTGATATTGGTTTGTGAGATACCTAAAAATGATTTATATGCGTCCGATACTGTAATGATGTTATTCATAAAAGTTTTTCCAGTAGCACCATACATCCATACTGCCAAACTATCACCCACTTTAACTTCCGTTGTAAATGTTGCCTCACCACTTGCATCCAATGCTTTACTTGCAATAGGTGTTACATTCCAATCAATAGTACCATCCGTTTTTATTGGAAATAATGCAACTGTATGTGCAGTAATATCATATCCTGATGGGTATAAAACTCTTACTTTGAATTGAGATGTGTTACCCGTTACATTTGTTAATGACATTGTACCTGGGTCGGTTGTAATTGGAGTAATGTATGCACTTGCGGCATCTATTGAATATGATAAGTCCAATTTGTGAATATCGGTATATGCACCCAAATCTTTGATTGTATATTTTTGAGTTGCAATGTCTCCATTGATTGATGCATCCGTTCTTTGTACAGTTAATTGACCCACATTCCAATCTGCGTTAGTTGCGTAACCCCATGGATTTATTAAATATTGTGCATATAAATCTTTAGCCGTAATACTATTTGCCGTACTTGCTGTAAATTTATACGATGTCCAACTTGTGTAATATGTTTGTACCGATGTTCCTTGTGAGAATGTGGTTGAAACATATGCTAGTGCTTTGTTATTATATTGATATCTTAACCAAAAATAACGAGGTGTAGTTGTACCTCTTGCAACTGTATATTTTACTGAAATTGTGTCACCAACCTTTAAACCTGTTGTAGGTGTTACTGATTGATTGATTGTTAATTGTGCATTTGTTGCTATGGATATTACTAGTATTCCAAGTAGCACTAAAAGTTTTTTCATTTTTATTTGGCCTCAAATAGTTTAGTGATTAGTTTGTCACAACTTTTCTTAAGTGCATTACTTAAGGATGTTTGATTAAAACCACCACCTTCACCAATTATCAATGTACTCATTGAAATCTCCGAAGATGATTCTTCCACTATAACTACTTTGTCCTTTTTCCCTTCGGATTTTAGAACACCTCTTAAACGAATAACTACTGCTTCTTCTCCACTATGGAAAATAGAAACATTTTTCTTTGTAGTCAAAACATCCAAATATATAATTTGAACTGATAGTTTGTTTGGTGCTGATGAAGATAAGTTATATCCTTTATCCTGTAAATATTCTTCTAAGATACTTTTTACACCGAATTCTAATTTACGATTACCTGCTAACTTACCAATTTTAACTTCGTTGGTAACTGATTCAATTGTGATTTGATCATCTGCATTGTACCAAATATTGTTAGGGTCATTTTTAAATGTCCCATCAATTTTCCAAGCAATTTCATTTGCTATTTGTTGTTCTTGTGCGTATGTACCAAAAAAGTGCACACCCAATAGGTATAGTGAAAAGCACAATGCAAATACAACCCATACCCCTAATAAACCTACCAAACCCTTTAAAATGATTTGGTCTAAATTTTCTTTGAAATTTAATAACTTCGCTTTCATATGTTAACTCCTTTTACCTATATAAGTATAAAGTAACATATGATTATTATCAGATTTTTAATTTAAGTGATGTTATAAGTTTTTTATCAATTCCGTATTTCTCACACATACCTTTAATTTGCTCTCTGCCTTCTCGTGTTGTATATAAAATATCTAAATATTCATCAGCGTGTTTTGTTGAACAGGTATATTCTTTAACTACCAAATCAACTACCCAATCTTCATAATCGTTTGCTCTCTTACCTTTGATATATTTTAGATAATACTTCTTAGGTGGAATCATATCGCTAAAGAATCTATAAAAATATTCATTAGGTAGGGATTGAACATATGGTTGCACTTCTGCTATCCATTCTATCCAATCAGGATTCATAGAGATATATCGTTGAATAATAAAATTACCAAAGGTTTTTTTATCATCATCGGAAATTTTCTTCCAATATTGCGGGTCTTGATATTCAGTAACAGCGGAGATATGGTCAAATAAACCTAATCTCTTTACTTCTTTATCGGAATCTTTTTTAATTTTCGCCATTTTCTGGTCTTAATTCTTTTGGTAATAAATCTTCGAATACATCCCCACAATCAATACATAAATAAATTTCTACGGGTGTGATTTCTTCTTTACCCGTTGAACTTGCTAATGCACTTGATTTTCTAAAATGTAATCCTGGTGAGAAAAATTGTCCACCACACTTACATTCCATTGCAGTTGTTTTGGTTAAATCAGGTCCTGCTGAACTTTGTCCTAATTTACTTAAATCCATTGGTTGCATACTATATTATTTTATCTGATTACCATTAGTAAATCCATTTCTCTACATAAGAAATAATCTTTATCTTCTAATTTAATTTTTTGAACACTCATTTCACCCATTGGTAATAATACTTTATCACCAGGTTGTACTGTCATTGGAATTTTAGCTCCACTATGTGTATAAACACCATCACCGGTTGCAACTACGACTGCGATTTTATTGTCACCCGTCTTAACTGAATCTGGAATGATTATACCACCGATTGTTTTTTCTTTTGATTCAATTGATACTAATACTCTATCGCCTAACGGCTTAGCTAATTGAAACTCTAATTGTTTTGCCATATTTTTTATTTTATAATGTTAATGATTGCGATGATTGTTGCCATAAAACAAATTTCTTTATCTATTACCAACGCATCTCTAAATTGTCCTTGTGCTAATTCTAAGATTACATTTGCAGTATTACCTGCTGCGTAATCATCTAATCTTTCATATAGTGCTGTATAAAGTTCTGCGAAATCGTTTACTTTATTATCACCCACAATTTGTCTAATCTGCATATATGCATTTCTTTTCTCCTCACCACTTGCTAATAAATCTACAATCTTATTTTTGAAATCAGCTTGTAAGATTGTTTGTTTATCTACCTTTAACTCACCCTTAGATGATTGTAATTGGCAGGTATTCATTACCCTTCTAATATCAGGATAGAAACTACTAATGATATCTGCTACATCTTTAATATCAAATCTAATACCTTCTTTATTTAAGATTTCAGTAACATGAACTGCTACCTCTTTCTTTGATGGTGGATTTACTGCAAAAGTTTGACAACGCGATAAAATTGGTTCGATAATTTTTTCATGGTAGTTACAGGTTAAGATAAAACGAGTATGTCTACTGAATGTTTCCATCAAGTTTCTAAGGATAGCCTGTGCGTTTGGAGTCATATAATCAAACTCATCTAATATGATAATTTTGAATCCTTTGAAACCTGCTCCACTTGCAAAGTTCTTTACTTTATTTCTTACCGTCTCAACATTGTTCTCATCTGATGCGTTGATTACCATCATATCACATTCGATTGTTTGTGCTATGATTTTAGCCAATGTAGTTTTGCCTGTCCCAGCTTTACCATATAACAATAAATGCGGAACATCATTGTTATCTAAATAAGATTGAACTTTCTCTTTAAGAAGGTCATTTCCTATGTAATCTTTTAGGGTTTGTGGTCTATACTTTTCTACCCACAATGTGTTTTCTGTTTTTGTTGTTTCCTTTTCGAAGAAGCTCATAATTTATATTTTATCATTTATTATATTATCTAAGATAGTATTATTTTCTATATATTCCAAACATTTTTGTCTATTTATTGCCGATTTCTCCATTAACTTACTTAACATTATTTGATATTCATCCTCCGGTAGTTCGGATATACGAATTATATTTTCTTTTAATTTTCTAACTGTTAAATCAAAGTTATCAAATACATCGTTATAATCAATACCTAATTCTTCTTCGTATGTTTCAAATCCCATTGCGTTTAAAAACACATATGCAACTTTACTACAAATTATAAATGGTTTTTCTATTAGTAAATTGTCTATTGTCTTTTCAGTAATATTACAATAACCAATTGGGTCAGTTTTATATAATGTATTTTGATTTGATTCAAACATTATTTGTATATCTGATGATAGGGTTACCTCATATAGTTTTAATGTTCCAATATGGTCTTGTATTCCCGCTACTAAATCACTTGTCTTCACTACATTTTGTTCAATCTTATCTAATATAAAAAATTCATGTTTATATTGTGTAAGTTTATCGGTATTATTATGCTCAGTTGCAAAATCTCTTAACTCTCGCATTCTATTTACATAATAATCATTTACTCTTAAATAAATGTTTTCTTTAGCGTGATTTCTAAGTGAGTTTAGTAATTCAATTCTTTCATCTTTTTGAGGAAAGTTTCTAATACTCAAATCCATTCTATATTGCTTCGGTGTTTTCTTAAAAATATCGTTACAATGATAGTGTTGAAACACAATTCTATTTGAAATAAATTTTCTAAGTAAAAATCCAAAGTCAAATTTCTTATTTGGAAACTCATACCAAAGTGATGTAAAGAATATACAATTGGTATTATCTTTAATTCTACTTATACTATCAAATATATTAAGTGGTTCTAAGTTGGCAGTATCGAATACATAGTATTTACTTTTACTACCATGTTCTGATATTCTATCTTGTAAACCATGTATGTTCGATGGAACGATGTGAATACCTTCTTCATAAATTCCTTCAAACTCTTTATCTAATATGAAATTGTTTTTACTCAAAAAATTAGTTTGATGTTCACTTAGTTTTTCTCTTAGTTCATCACCAATTTCATGTGATGGTTCTAATATGATAATCTTAGCAAAATCATCCCAATATTTTGTGTTATAAAACAATGCTCTATTAGTAGGACTATCTAATGGTCCGTGAAAATATACTTTCATTTTATTTTCCTGTTGAACCAAATCCACCTTCACCTCGTTCAGTATCCGATAACTCATTAGCTTCTTCAAACTCAATTGGAGGATATGGAATAATCATAATTTGTGCAATTCTATCACCAATTTTATAATCATTTTTTTGATTTTCAATTGTTGTTATAATTTTGTTGAATGTGGCTTGCAACTCACCTCTATATCCACTATCAATTACCCCAACTGAATTACTTAATTGCAATCTAGTTTTTCTAATTGATGAACGAGGAAATACTAATCCTACAAATCCGTTAGGTATTTCTAATGCTATCCCCAATCCATATGTTATTTGAGTTGGCGTATCTGATATGATTGATGTTGCTATTACATCCATTCCAGCATCACCTTCTTTAGCGTAGGTAGGTATTACTGCATTTTCATTTAATTTTTTAATTCGTACTTGCATTATTATGGTTTATAAAATATAAAAATTGGTTCGTATTTGTAAAATGTTCCTTCTAATTTCATAGAGTTTTTAACTCCACTTAAATCTACACCTGTCATTGGGCTCATTGTCATTCTTAGTTTACCTTTGTATTCCATACCTAAACTTGTAAGTACATCAATACTATCTTGTTCTAATGTAAACCACTTATCTTTACCCACTTTGATATCTGCAATATTCCAACAAATATATCTATCATTTTTAAGATATTCAAATGCCGTTGTTAGTGTTGGCTTTAAGAACCCATCTCTCCAACTTTCATATGAATTAAACTTCTTAAACGATTGTGATTCATCATCCGAATATCTCTCTCTATCAAAGTATGGTGGTGATGTGAATACAAAATCTAATTCACCTTTATACTTTTGAAATCTAGGGTCTTCGGATATAACCTCTGAACCTGTTGTAAATATTTCATATGTATTTTGATGTCCCCAAAATGGATTAGCTACACCCGGTACTTGTGTATTAAAGAACTCTGCTAAGTATTCATAACGAGTCTTACCTATCTCTGGTATTTGGTTTTCAGTATTAGGGTCATTTCCAATGTAGTGAATATTTCTATCACCTACACTCAATGCTCCTAATATCCTACCACCCCATCCTGCCGAAGGGTCGTATATGTTAATCTTATCTTGTCCTTTAATATGCTGAGTAAACCTTTCGTATAAATACTTTGCAGTTAATGGTGGAAAGTTTACCGCCGGTTGAGAACCCATACCAATTCTAAATGCGGCTGTTGCTTCAGGAAATATTCTCTGACCCAATGGGTACACCCTGATTTGAATTGGTTGTTTAGGTAAATCAACTAAGTTATCTATATTCTCACCCCAATCTGCAGTTTTCAAAGATGCGATGTGTTTATATTCTAATACACCACTCTTGTATAATTCTTTTACTTCCTCTGCTGAAATTGGTAATGATGGTATTCTACTATCTGCTTGCGATAATGCGAATCCTAATCCATTTCCTCTATCTCCACTTTGCCATTTTTCAATCCATTCCTTACCTGTTGCTAAGTGTGAATTATGGAACTCTATATTATCTTTATGAAGGGTTTTAGAGAAACGATACATACCATCTTGTCTCGTCAATCTTCTCATTTGCTTTGTGAATAACTCTAAATAATCATCCGATGAAAAGATTTCGTGAATTGATGGTTTTGGTTTATCATATGTACTACCACCAATTGCAGTTTTGTACATAGCCGGAAAGAATTGATTTACGGGAGTAGCGAATTTATTAAAGTTAAATATAACTTCATTTCCAGCATCATCCTTTTCCTCAAACTTAGTTATCTTATAACCTTGTAGTTTAGAAAAGTTCTCAATGATTTCTGCTTCATTAACCCCAATCTTAGGTGGTGCACCGGTCTCATCCCACTGCCTTAATGCAGTTTTCTTAAAGTTGGCTACCCACTTTTCGAAGTCAGGGAATGACATCTCAAGTACTTGTTCGTACTTAAGATTCATTTCCGGATCATAGAACCAATCACTTCTCTCGTAAAAATATTTCTTTTCGTAATTCATTATGCCGATAACTGAACTTCAACTAAATAATACTTACAAACGAAATCATCAATGATGAAACTAATGTGAGCTAATCCTTTTGAAGATACTAACAATTTAGCAGATGTTGCTTCTTTATTTGCAGTTAAAATCTCTTTCAAATACTTTGCAGAGAATGAAATTGCTTTTACCTCAGTTGCATAGTTTTCTACTGCTTTGAATGTAATTCTGTTTGAGTTTACATTAGAGTAACCCATAACAATGTTCAAATTACCTTTCTCAGTTAATACTGTAAATGTATCAACATCACTCAATGCGTTTTTAGCTTTGATGAATTTGTCGATAAACTTACCATCTAAATCGATTTCGATATCAAATGGAGGTAATGATTTTAGTTCAGGTACATTTGGGATAACACTCAAATCTGCTAATTGATAAGCTGCTTTGATATCATCACTACCTAAACCTAATGCGATTGATTTATCCTCAACCTTTTGAACTTCTAAATTAACATCATCACCTAATACCGATAACATTTTGTTTAGATTAGAAGTCGTATAGATACCTAACTCTGCATTTTCAAAGTTAAAGTTATCTAATGTGATTTCACCTAATACGGTTTTGTCATCTGCGATAAACTTTGTTGATAATTTTTGTCCATCGGTAGTCCATGTAACCGATTCTACTAATCCAGCTAAATTGTATTTGCTGATAAAGCGTGTAATTCTTGTTTTGTTCATAATTTATATTTTATTTATATGTCTAATATACGATTTTATTTCCAATTAACCAAAAAATTTAGTGAATATTTCCTTATTTACCACATTATTGTTCCTTAATTGTTGAATTGGGAGTAATAATTCACCATATCCCTCAATTCCGTCACCGATGTACTCATGACAATAGGATGCTCTTTGTTTTAACTTACTATATACCTTTGAATGATTGTTAGTATGCATTCTAAGTTTACCATTAAAAACAGTTGGTTTCCATTTTTCTATGGTTTTGTTTCTATACTCACCCAATGCAGGATTGATAGTTTTTGTATAATATTTACCACCCGTATTTTTAATTATACCCGCACTAAACTCCGATATCTTACTACCGATTCCCATACCTTGATAATCAGGTAGAACCACAACCCTACTTCCTCTAAAAGATTTCTCTACATTATTTCTACCAATATGTCTACCTATTACACTCATCGCAATCGGTTTATCATTCCATTCAAACAATAAGAAAATATATGTTTCGTTTACATCCTCAGTTAGATAGTGATGTTTTTTGAAGAGGTCGAAAGTTTCTGCTTCAACCCTACTAACTTGTAAAGAGATTTCTGGTCTTCCGAGCCGAAGTAAGTCAGCTCTAACAATGCTGCCTCCGATTTCGGGTGAATACGTCCAATCAGGTAGTAACCATTCCATAATATCAAAATGACAGGATGCTAATATAATTTTCTTATTCTCTCTACGGATATACTTTTGTAATGCAAAACTCATTGCCTTAGCAACATCTCTATCAACCACCGATGTATATTCATCAATTAGAATTATATCACCATCATTTGCCTTTGCAATAGTGTAAGCTAAGGTTGCTCTATATTGCTCACCATTACTTAACAAATGAAAAGGTCTTAACCAAGTTGGAACTGATGATAATCCTATTGATGTTAGAACTCTACTTGCTTGCTCCGGTTCTAACCAATCAAAGTTTGAAATCAATGCCTTCTCTTTATCAAATTCTATTTCCTTTACTCCACCTAATGTATTAAGTATCGTTGATTTACCACACCCACTACCACCATATATAACCCCAATGTTCCAATCAAATGAATTAAGACCATCTAAGTTCATAGGAATAGACACAATGGTTTCCTCTCTATTTTGAATATCAAATGTATCATACACATAGTTAGTGTATTTATCATTTTGTATTTTTGATTTTAATTCTATATTCATAACTTAAAAACTAAAGAACTCTTCTAATTTTTTTGAACTAAATGATGATTTTTCCCAACCTAATGCCTTATAGAAATCATCCATTTTATTCTCTAATTCTGCCTCAAATATCTTATCCACATCAATATACTTTTGGATAAACTCTAATATTTCAGGTGGGTCTTGATAACCTTTGAATGCTGATGTTTCTAAACTTAATGGATTTTGCTTTAGATATACCCACTTAATCTTATCACCATCTTTCATTGGTTCATATTTGAAAGGGCAATTAAAGTGTTTAAGTAATCTATTGTAAGTAATACCTGCTTTAATGTGTGCGGGTGTTCCTTTCTCAAAATCACCTAATTGTTTATTCTTACCTCGTTTATCATATCTACTAATTTCTTTTACTGCTCCACCCTTTGCAATAAGTGCCACATCTAACCCAGCTAATGATAATTTGAAATCTCTTAATTCATTATCTACACTTTCGTTTGATTTACCTTGTAGAATATCTCTCAACATTCTCGCCATAAAATCTTGAAATGCTTTGGGGAATGATGAACGAACTACATCCAATCCTTTTACATCTAACTTATCCATTGGTAATCCATTCGCTGCAACTATCCATTGTGCATATCTTTTCTTTGCAATCCATATACCCGCCTTACTGATATATTCCTTTTTAATCTCAAATCTATGTTTCTTAATATTAAAGAACTTATCAGCCATCATATCATAAAACTTATTTAAGAAATCTTGCACCTCTCCCGCTATATCATCAATCTTTTGGGTCATTGCCACATCATCAAACTCTGCCCAATTAGGAAATCTATGTTTAACTAATGGTAGGGCTGAAAAGAATACTGAATCCGTATCAATGTAAATATTGTAATCATCATTCGTTCCCAACTCTTTGTTATACTTAATGTTCACCATCTTTGCCGTATTCTTAATCACCGTCTGACCTGTTGTAGTTACCGCTGCTGCATTATCTACATCATAAAAACGAAACGCTGGTAATCCTAATACTCCATATAAAGAGTTAAGTAAAATCTTTTGAACCAATTGTCTTTTAGCATAGAATTCGTGTTGTTGTTTATTACCTTCTTTACCAAATTTCTTTTCTAATTTACGGAACTCAACCCTCTGTGAGAACCACTCATCTAATATATCTGCAATAAGACCTGGTTTATCTTGTGTGTATAAAACCCCATTGGATGAAATTGATAGTTTCTCCTCATTTAATTCTTTTCTAAGTTCTTCGGTAGTATAATTAAGTGCCGTATGTTCTATATTCCATACTCTATAATCACCCTTAACAAATGCTTCCGCATCAAAGTTTGCAATCTTACCGACCTTTGTTTCCGGTGAGATATTCAAACTCATAATGATTGATGGATATAGTGATGTTAAATCCAAATCATATAACCAATCATACTTACCTGGTATCGGGTCTTTTACATATGCCCCAATGAAACCCTGCTCACCACTCTCTTTTAGAGCCTCCATTTGTTCCCTTCTATCGGCAGGTTTGTTTGGTGCTACTAAGTTTCTTTTCTTTAAGTAGTTCAAACAAGCTCCCTCTAAGTATTTTGATGAGAACATATAATCCTCATATGGAACGTGGCCGGCGTGGCAAATACCTCGACACAAGTCAATGTATTGTAATTTTCTATCAAACTCTACTACTAATTCCACATCGACAATATTATACTCAATGAACTTTTCTAAATCCTCTTTGAATAAATCATCTAAACTTCCCTCATATGCAATTTTCTCTCTACCTAATTCTTTCTTTGCAATATAATTCAATGCGTAAGATGGCATTAATGAATAAGTGAACTTCTTATATAGTGTAATATAATCTAAAATAGATACCCCAGCTAAACTCCACTTCTTTCTATAAGGTGAATAGAAACCATCTCTAATTGGCGATAATCTATACGCGTTTTGCTTACCCAATACATTAACTAAACGATTGAATAAATAAGGAACGTCAAATGCATCAATGTTCCACCCAGTAAGAATTGTAGGATTGATATGTTCGTAAACTGTTAAGAATGCATTAAGTAATTCTCTTTCACTTCTAAACGCTTTAATAATACGATTATCCTTTTTGATTGTATTTTGTAACTTACCACCTTTATCTAAAACTAATGCGTAGTAAGTGTCGGTAGGCCCATCATGTACTGCAATAGCTGTAATTTCATTTTCGGCTTTCTCTACATCCGGTAGTCCACTTTCCATTTCTACCTCAATATCAAATGTAAGAACCACATGTCCTTCCGATGGTAAATCACTTTCTGAATATAAATCTACTAAGATGCGGGTTGTTTCTGGTACATCTGTTTCGTAATACGCCGGGTCATCCTTTTGAAACTCATAGATTTTAGTAACCTTTGTACCATCTAATGCCGTTGACTGGCCTCGCTCTGCCGGTGCATAAGCATAGTTGAATGTTTTGTATGGGAATGTTTGATACCCTAATTTATCATCCCAAAGATGAACTAAATCTTTTCCTTTTTGTAAGTAGACGTTTTGATACATATGTTATAAAGATACAACAAATTATCCTAACCACAAAATTATTTAATCTTTAATTTGAATTTTTTTCCGGATGGAATTGAATAAATTGCGAAGATGGGAGTTACTTGAAATTGTATATCTCGCATTCTATTTGTGTATGATTGCCACATTTCTTTTTCTAAATAAGCAATTGTCATATGTGGTCTATAATCTGTAAATTCGTTTGAGTTTGGTAGTTTACTCAATAGTTGATGTGCTTTTTCTAATCCATCGCCCACTGCATCCATTTTTAATACATCATAGTTATTACTTTCAAAAACTGAAACGTTACTTAATTGTATATCTCCAAAATGAATAGTGTCTAACATTTGTTGAACTATTTGTGGAGTTACATTAGAATGCAATCCATATAACAAAGTGACGTGTGGTTCGGTTTCTTTACCATATTTACCACTACCATCATCGTAAATATCTTTATCATCTATAATACCGGTAAGTTGACTTTCGTTAAAATCAAAGTATAACATTACACACCCATATTCAAAGGGGCCTCTTTCAATCTCTTTTAATAATTTTCTTAGTTTAATCACGACACTTTAAACTCTTCCTTTAATTTCTGCAAAAATAATTCAATACCTTTGTTGTGATTTTTTTTCCAATCGTTTGCATCACCATTATCGGAAATAAATTTATATGATGTAAAATCAAATCCATAAATCTTACATACTTTTGCAATTGAATATGCTTCCATATCACATATAGAACGTTTTGTATTACTTTGAAATGTATCGGTAGTAAAACATACATCACTATTACCAAATATTAAAGTACCTGCTTCTAATTTAGGATAAATTAAGTCATCAAATGGAGTAATGTATTTTTTTGCAAATTGTTTAGTATCTATATCACCTTGTTGGAATTGTAAACATTTAATAAGTTCACCAATTTTATAATCACACGAACCGGCTGAACCATAATTAATAACCATAGTTTCGGATGGTGATAACTCTTTTAATATTTCGGTTGCTTTAATTGCTGCATTTACTTTACCTACACCTGTATAAATAACATCTACTCCCAATGGTGCTTTCTCTTTTGGAAACTCACTCGGTAATGCAACAAATAGTTTAATTCTCATACTCATAAATATACATTAAATTAAATTAGTATTTTGTTTTATATATTCACTATCTTTTGTTGGAATCATATCATTAAACATATCCCAGTTAAGAATAACATCTTCGGTAAACTTTTTGTAATTACAACTACTAACATGCCCAGTTGGTCCCATTGCATTAGTACGAAGTGCGTTTTCTACATTAGTTTGTGTTTTGAAATCAGTATATTCCATCCAAATAGGATTAAAATCTTCATCTGTACTTTTTACTTGATTTCTAATAGTCCATTCAAATACACCACCTTTAGAATGCACACCTTCCTCTTCAAAAAACCAACAATATTTATCCCAATCAATTGATTTATATAAATACTTACAATATGGATAAACATCCACTCTATTGTTTGGCTCATTCCAAGTGTTAATTACTTCCCTTTGTGTAAATAATCTATCAATCATTTCATCTGCATCTTTCCAATTATACGGCATTAATCCATAATCATATTGTAATGAAAATGAATTATGCATAAAGAAAGATTTCATCTCAATTCTGTTATTCTCACAAAAACTTATTAAGTAATCAAAATATTCCATCCACTCAAAATATCTACTTTCATCATTATATAATGTTTCAACATATGCAGTATTATATTTAAACATTCTTTTATTCTCACCGGTTTCTAATGAAGATTTACCCATATTAGGAACTGCTAAATTTATCCAATAACCATTTGCACCTGGTACTATTTTTTCTTTTAAATAATCGTTTGCATAATTATGATGTTCTTTTAATGGTATATGTTCTTTAATTTCGTTTGAGATAAAATGTGTTCTACGGAAAAAAGATGACCATTGTATAATCATTGAAATATCTTTACCTTCAATACCACTATTAAGTAATTCTTTTGCTTTGTATATTGCAGAACGAACAATCATTGAATTATTATTCGCCGGGCTACCCATATTAAAAACCTTTAGTTCTGGAAATTTATGTTGTAACCAATGTGGATAATACCAATTTCTATTATCATCTACTAAAAATTTATCTTCACCTCTTTCTAAATTAACTCTATGTGCAGATGTAAATGAACAACCCGATGTAATTAAATATTTCATATTATTTTTATGTATATATCACTATTTACTGGTAATGCTAATGAATTATTGTGATATAATATTTTTCCATCATCTGAAAATCC